TCAATCGAGCTCACGCCCCACCCAGACCGCCCGCCCCACGATGCGCACCAGGTCGGCCAGCTGGTCGGTGGTGCAGGCCTCGATGGGCGGGTAGGCGGGGTTATAGCTGCTGAGGATCAGGCGCCCCGGCATGGCATTGACCACCTTGAGGTAGACCAGATCCTCCACGCTCACGGCATAGATGCGGCCGGGCACCGGGTCTTTCTGGCTCTGGTCCACGAGGACCACGTCGTTGTGGCAGATGCGGGGCTCCATGCTGTCACCGGAGACCCGCAGCAGGGCCATATGCGACGGGCTGCCCTTGCGCCGCAAAAAGTCCTCGCGGAAGGCGTAGTGGCGCACCACATCGGCACTGGTCTCGAAGCTCCCCGTACCGGCGGAAAGACGCGCCTCCACCATGGGCACCATGACCAGCCCGGCCCATTGATCCTGCAGGGTCCCTTCCACACTGCCCTGACCGGCCAGCAGCCAGTCCAGCGAACAGCGCAGGGCAGCCCCCAGCCGGACGGCGAACTCCCCTTTGGGCAACTGGCCGTTCTCGTACTGCTGGATGGTGGTCAGGCTGACCCCTACCTGTGCGGCAAGATCCTGCTTGCGCAGGCCGAGGCCAAGACGGCGACGGCGCAGGCGGTCGGCAAAGCCCTGCGTTGAGATATAGGAAAATCTATTTTTATCTTCCATGCGCGCTCCAAAAATTTTTATCCATAAAAAACAAGATATTAAATATTTTTAAAAGAAAAGTTAAAAATTTTTCCTTTGATTGAGAAAGGAAAACATGTAAATAGTACGGCTATGGCTGCTGTCAAACATAGAACAACCTGTAACTAATGGCAATGGATACAGCAGACCGGGCCCGCTTTTCCCGGGCAAAAGAAAACCTTTCGTAACACAACTTTTCCGCAGCCTACCGGCGCGGAACGCCGTGCCCATCATCAGAAAGGGAGTAGCCCACATGAACACACGATCCCTGGAACAGCTCCAGCGTCTCCTGACGCAGCCCTCCGACAGCGAGGAAGAACCCGCCGAGGGCTCCCTGCTCTGGGCGGCAGCACAATTGCGCCGCATCGCCCGCATGCTGGAAGACATGCAGGCCGGTCCCCGCCAGCCCGGTGATGTCACGCCCCCTGTCCCGGAAGCTTTCCCGGCTGCCGGGACCTGCGCCCACGGAGCATGGCGGGACGGGACGGAACCGCCGGTGGAGGGGCATAGTCCGCATCCCCACAGGTCCCTGGCCCCGGAGGCCCGCCATGTGGTCCAGTAGCAGGCCCGCCCTGCCCTCCCGGCCCTGCGATACGGCCGCTGCCCCTGCGGACTGGGACAGCCTGCTGCCCCTTTTGCCCGAGAGCGTGCGCCTGCTGCGGCAGGTGCTGGAAGACGATGCCGCCCTGCACAGGCTCCTGAGCCACTGCGGCGGCCTGACGCTGCGCATCCCCCGCCGCTTCCCGACGGAAGGGCATCTGCTGCGCGCCCTGCTGCCCGAGCCCGCCTTGCGCCGCCTGCTGGGCGCCTACGGCGGCACAAGCCTGTATATCCCCCGCTGCGCCCGCCTTGCCCGTCAGGTCCGTCAGCGGGAACTGCTCGGCGCGTTCAGCCGCCATACCGCCGCTGGCACCTCCAGCAATACCGAGGTGCGCTTCCTGGCCCGCCGTTACGGCATCACGGACCGGCGCGTCTGGCAGCTGCTCAAGCAGGAGGCGGAACTGCCGGCCAGGGCCCTTCCCGATACCGGCAACGCCCTCAGGGGCTGATCCCCCCATCTCCCTTTCAGGCGGACGGGAAAGGCTGCGGCCTTTCCCGTTTTTTGTCCGCGTCCCGCCGCCTTGCCGACATGGGCATCATACGCTTCCCGCAGGCGGGTGCAGCGCCTTCCCTCCGGCGCCCCTGCCTTCCGCCCACCTTTCCCCAGCGAGGTCTTTCCCTCGCCCGCTTCCCGCAACGTCGCTACTGAAATCCTTCAAACTTACGCCGACGCCCTTTTCCGGCATGGTGGCCTCACGGGTGCGACACCGCCCCGCCATCATTCCACCGCCATGCAGGAGGGCATATGCGCGACAACTTCACTTTGGCCCATACGTTCACGGCCCGCTGGGAAGGCGGCCTTTCCGACCATGAAGCCGATCCCGGCGGCATCACCAATCACGGCATTTCCCTGCGCTGGGTCACGGATCTGGCCCGGCAGGCCAGGGAGCGCTGCCTGCGCGATGCCCGGCAGTGCGATACCTGCCCCCGGCGTACGGGCCCGGACTGCGACTACTTCAGCCTCGATCTGGACAATGACGGCGACATCGACGCCGACGATATCCGCGCCTGTACCAAAGAGCAGGCGGCCCGCCTGTTCCGCAGGCATTTCTGGGAGGCCCTGGGCTGCGACCGCCTGCCCCTGCCGCTGGCCGTCACGCTCTATGACGGCGCGGTCAACATGGGCGCCGGCCGGGCCGTGAAGCAGTTGCAGGAAGCCATGAACGCCACGGGCGAGACCCAGCTCGACCACTACTCCCCCATCGCCGAGGACGGCATCATGGGCCCGGACACCCGCGAGCTGGCCAACGCACTGGCCGACGTGCATCTGGACTGGTACGCGGCCCGGAGCAGCCTGCGCCTGCGCGATGCCTTCTATCGCCGTCTGGCCGCGTCCCGCCCGTCCATGAAGGTCTTTCTGGCGGGCTGGCGCAACAGGGTGAAGGCCCTGCACCAGCATCTGGCCGATCTGGAACGGGAGGCGCAGTGATGTGGAACCTGCTGCGCGATCTGGGCACCCGCCTGTTGCGCGACCTGACAGGCAGCAGCCGGGAACGGCAGGAACTGCTGGCCGCCCAGATCCGCCTCAACGAACGGGAAACGGAACATGCCCCTTCCAGTGTGCTGCGCCTGTGGCGTTCCTTCCTGGGCTGGGTGCTGGCCCTGCTCTTTTGCTGGGAAGTGCCCGTGCGCCTGCTGCTCCTGCCCCTGCTGGCGCCCGACCTGCTGGATGACCTGCCGCCCCCGGCCCTGGACCAGATCCTGAGCCTGCTGGCCGGCATGCTGGGCCTGCCCTTCTGAACCACGGAGATGTCCATGACCACCCATCTGCCTGCCGCGCTCCTGCCCCTGCTGCTGGCCCTGCTACAGGGGCTGCTGCTCTGGGCCCTGTGGAGCCTGCGCCGCAACTTCGTCCCGCAGGCCGAGCATCTGCGCTGTCGCCAGGACGAACAGCAACGGGAAGCCCTGTGGCTGCGCCGCCTCGACCGGCTGGAACAGGCTCTGGCGCAGGAGCGGGAGCTCCTGACGCCGCTGGCCGACGAGGTGCGCTCCCTGCGGGAGGACGCAGGCCGCCTGCACAGCCAGTTGCAGGCCCAGGAAGCGCGCTTCTACGGACTGGAGCGTCTGCTGCAACGTCTGGAGCGGCATCTGGAACGGCAGGAAGACCGCTGGCAGCAGCTGCCCGGTGCCGCCTTGCCCGCCCTGTTGCACTGCCGCCCCCCGAGGGAGGTGCAGTGATGCCGGTACGCCGCCACCGGAAAAGCCCGCTGGAAAAAGCCCTGCACGAACGCCTGCAACGCCTGACCCAACACCTCGACACTGCCGATGTCTCGGAAAAAAGCATCGATATCGTCAAAGAGATCAAGGAGCTGCACGCCCTTGCCCGCACGCTGGAGCAGGAGGGCACGTCACAGGACGGCGACCGGAAATCCCCCGCGCCCCTGCGCGTCATCTGGGCCGGACAAGAGCCGGAAAATGGCCCTCCGTAACCTTTGAATCCCGCCGAGACCGACATGGAAACGCCCTGCATCATCCCCTATGCGCCGCGCCCGCTGCAATGGCGCTTCCACCAGCAGCGCACCCGCTTTTGCGTGCTGCTCTGCCACCGCCGTTTCGGCAAGACCGTGGCTGCCGTCAACGATCTCCTGCGGGCGGCCCTGCGTACCTCGCGGACGGACTGGCGCGCCGCCTACGCCGCTCCCTATCTGGGACAGGCCAAGGCCGTGGCCTGGGACTATCTGCGGCATTTTGCGGGCGTCATCCCCGGCACCCGCTTCCACGAAGGCGAATTGCGCTGTGACCTGCCCAACGGCGCGCGCATCCGCCTGTACGGCACGGACAATGCCCAGGCCCTGCGCGGCCTGTATCTGGACGATCTGGTGCTGGACGAGCCCGCCGACATCCCCCGCGAGGTCTGGAGCCAGATCCTGCGTCCCGCGCTGGCCGATCGGCGGGGACGGGCCCTGTTTTGCGGCACGCCCAAGGGCTGCGACAACCTGCTGCACGATGTCTGGCAGCTGGCGGGCAGCCTGGGAGCGGCGGAGGGCTGGTCACGCTTCCGCTTCCCGGCCTCGCAGACAGGCTATCTGCCGCAGGCCGAACTGGATGCCGCCCGCAGCGGCATGAGCGAGGCCGAGTACCAGCAGGAATTCGAGTGTTCCTTCGCCGCCGCCGTGCGCGGGGCCTACTATGCCGCCCAGCTGGATGCCGCCGATCTGGCGGGACGCATCTGCCCCCTGCCGGTGAGCCCCGATCTGCCCGTGCATACGGCCTGGGACCTGGGCATGGATGACGCCACGGCCATCTGGTTCTTCCAGGTGGAACCCTCCGGTACCTGGCGTATGCTGGACTATTACGAAGCCAGCGGCGAGGGCCTGGCCCATTACGCGGCCGTGCTGGGCGCCAAGGCCCGGCCGGAAGGAACGGCCACGACCGACGGCCTTGCGGGACGCGGCTTTTGCTACGGCCGTCATCTGGCCCCGCACGACATCCGGGTACGGGAACTGGGCACGGGCCAGAGCCGTCTGGAAAGCGCCGCCCGTCTGGGCATCCGTTTCGACATCGCGCCGTCCCTGCCGCTGGCCGACGGCATCGATGCCGTGCGCCGCGCCTTGCCCCGGCTCTGGTTCGACAGCCGTCACTGTGCCGCCGGACTGGCGGCCCTGCGCTCCTACCGGCGGCAATGGCGGCCCCGGCAGGAACAGTTCTCCTCCGGCCCGCTGCATGACGGCTCCAGCCACGCCGCCGATGGCCCCGCGCTCACCCACCCCGGCAATACCGGAAACAACAGGAGCCCGCATGGAACACACGAATACACAGCCCTGCGACCAGACCGACGTGCGGGACGCTTTCCTTCTGGAAGCTGTCCGGGACGATGCGGGCCGGAAAGCCCTCTTCGCCCGCATGTGCCGGGAAGGGCTCACGGGCTGTGCCATGTACGCCTGGGCCCATCCCCGGGAAGACGACTGGCTGCGTCTGGTCAGTGCTCCCGGCCGCCTGCTCCTGCAGGCCACGGCCCCTGACGGTACGGCCCTGGCCTGCGGGCTGTTCAGTCCCTGGCGGGGACAGATCCGGGAATTCGACTTCACGGTCTTCCGCCCGGCTTTTCCGCTGGCCGTGCCGCTGGCCCGCGCCGCCTTCCGCTGGGTCTTCCGGCATACGGAGACCAGCGCGCTCTGGGGCCTGTGCCCGGTCAGCAACCGCCATGCCCGGCGTCTGGCCACGGATTGCGGCTTCGTCATCACGGGACGCCTGCCCGACGCCTGCTGGCTGGCCCGGCGCCGCATCCATGTGGACGGCATCCAGCTGCTCTGCACACCCGAAACACTGGCCCGCGCCATAAAAAACTCTCCATCCTGTCACAGAGCCACCCAGTAAACAACCTTCATCCCCAAGGAGGACATATGGGATTCGGAGGATCCTCCAGCCCCAGCGTACCGGAAGTCCGGCCCGCTCCCAAGGCGGCCACCCCCAAACCCGTCACCGAGGCGGCCACGGCCGCCCGCCAGAACCAGAAGGACAAGGCCAGCAAGGCCGCGGGCATCCGGGCCTCCATCCACACCACGCCGCTGGCCTCGCAGGAGAACCGCGGCAAGACCCTGCTGGGGCAATAGTATGCGCCCGGCACAGCGCCCCGCGATGCGCGCCCTGCTCGGAGCAGGACATCAGGGGGCCCCGGCTCCCGCGACGGAACGCCCGGAAACCGAAGAGCGTCTTGCCCTGCGTGTCCCGGCCCTGGCCCGTCGTTACCGGGCCCTGCTGGAACGGCGTTCGCCCTGGGACACTGCCTGGGAGAGCCTGGCCGAGCACTTTCTGCCCACCCGTTTCCGTACCGACGACAGCCTGGACGACCGCCCCCTGCTCAACCGCTCGCTGGTGGATGCCACGGGCATCCTGGCCATGCGGACCCTGGCCGCCGGTCTGCAGGGCGGCATGACAAGCCCGGCCCGGCCCTGGTTCCGGCTGGCCCTGGACGACCCCGACCTTTCACGCAGCCACGCGGGCCAGCGCTATCTGGATGAGGTGGAAGCCCGCATGCGCGTGGTGCTGCAGCGCTGCAATTTCTACAACGCCATGCACACCATCTATGCGGAGCTGGGGACCTTCGGCACGGCTTTCGTCTTCGAGCTGGCCGACCTGCGCCACGGCTTCCGCTTCGTGCCGCTCTGCGCCGGACAGTACGTACTGGATACGGACGCGGCCCGGCGGGTGGATACGGTCTTCCACCGCATGCACATGAGCCTGCGCCAGATGGTGCAGAGCTTCGGTCCGGAGGCCCTGCCGGAGAACCTGCGTCTGGCGGCCCGGCGCACGCCGGACCAACGCCATGCGGTCATCCATGCCGTGCTGCCGCGCACGGAACGCCGGCCCCGGCTGGCGGGGCCATGCCACATGCCCTGGGCCTCGGTCTACTGGCTGGAAGGCCGGGAAGGACAGGTCGTGCCCCTGAAGGAATCCGGCTTTATGGGCTTTCCCGGTTTCGGCCCGCGCTGGGACGTGGCGGCCAATGATGTCTATGGCCGTTCGCCCGCCATGGATGCCCTGCCCGACTGCCGCATGCTGCAGCAGATGGGCATCACCACGCTCAAGGCCATCCACAAGGCCGTGGATCCGCCCATGAGCGTCCATGCGGGCCTGCGCTCCGTGGGGCTCGACCTGACGCCCGGCGGCATCAATTTCGTGGACAGCCTGCCCGGTCAGAACCAGCCCGTGGCCACGCCCCTGCTGCAGGTCAAGCCCGACCTGGCCCAGGCGCGCTCCGCCATGGAAGCCGTGCAGCAGCAGATACGGGCCGGGCTCTACAACGATCTGTTCCGCCTGATCCTGGAAGGCCGCAGCAAGGTCACGGCCAGCGAGATCGCCGCCCGCGAGGAAGAGAAGCTGCTGCTCATCGGCCCCGTGCTGGAACGCCTGCACGACGAACTGCTGATCCCGCTCATCGACCGCACCTTCCGGCTCATGCTGGCCCTGGACATGCTGCCCCCCTGCCCGCCGGAACTGAGCGGACGCCACCTCAAGGTGGAATTCGTCTCCCTGCTGGCACAGGCCCAGAAGCTGGTGGGCATCAGCGCCACGGACCAGTATCTGGCCCTGACCCTCAAGGCGGCCTCGGCCTGGCCCGAAGCCCTGGACAGCGTGGATGTGGACAACCTGCTGGACAATTATGCCGAGAGCCTCGGCCTGCCCGTGAACCTGACCCGCCCCCGCGAGGAACGGGCCCGACTGCGGGCCGGACGCGAGGAGGCGCGGCAGACGGAACAGCAACTGGCCCTGCTGCAGAAGGCCGCCGACCTGGGCCACACCCTGGCCGACAGCGACCTGACCGTGGAAGGGGAAAAAAGCTCCGTCCTGCAGGTGCTGGCCAACCTGGCCGCCGGGGCTTCCCCCGCCCTGCGGCCGCAGCCGGGCGGCACGATGCCGCCCCCGGGAGGAGAGCATGATGCACGATGACCAGCTTTTTCCCGCCGGGAACACTGCCCCCGTTTCCCCGGCACGGCAGCGCTGGCGGGCCGGATTGTGCCGGGCCGTGGACGGGCTCATGGCCTCGGCGGAAGGACGCGACCTGCTGCGCTGGCTGCTGCAGGCCGGGCTCTGCTTCACCGCCGCCTGTCCGGGCCCGGAGACCCCGGCCGGACAGATCTACTGGGAGGAGGGCCGCCGCCATGTGGGCGTGGCTGTGCTGCGTCTTTTGCAGGAGGCCGATCCCTCCCACCTGCCCCGACTTTTTCTGACACAGGAGGAAGATGATGCCCGAAACTGAACCGATCTTTGACGAAGGCGGCATGGCCCCCCGGCCGGAAAGCGGTCTCTACGGCCTGCCCGCCGACGAAGGAGGGACGCCCCCGGCGGCGCCCCTGCTGGGCAGCGGCCCGGAAGAAGGCCGGCCTGCCGCCCCCGGCCAGGCTCCCGCCGAGGGACAGGAAAACCGGCCCTCCGATGACGCCGCCCGGCTGGAGGCCCATCTGCGCCAGACCGACGCTCTGCGCCGTGCCCGCTGGCAGCAGCAGGTGGAACAGTGGCGGCAGGAAGTGGCCGACGATCCGCAGCTGGGCGGCGAGCATCTGTCCGCCACCGTGGCCCGGGCCCAGCTGGCCCTGGACCGCTTCGACACGGACAAGAGCATCGGCCGGCTGCTGGAAGAAAGCGGCTACGGCAACCATCCGGCCGTGCTGCGCTTTTTCAATCGTCTGGCCGACAGTCTGCTGGAAGACAGCCTGCCCGGCAGCGAAGGCGGCGGCAGCCTGCCGCCCCTGGAAGAGCGCATGTACGCGGGCTGGAGCTCGCAGCGCTCCTGACGGCGCCGGGCGCGGGCGCTGCCTTCATGAGCGTGCCCTGTCCCGGGTCGCAGGGGGCAGGGAGCCGGGAGAAAGAGATCCCAGCCTGCCTCGCCGATCCGGGACAAAAACGCTCCGCTCCGTTGGGACATCTGCCTTGCCGCACTCATGGCGGCCAGACGTCCCGGGCCGAGGCCGCTCCTGACTCCCGTCCGCAGGGCTTCTGTCCTGCTTTTCCCCCGCCTGTCCTGCGCTGCACAGCCCGGGCCAGCCCCAACAGCGTTCCTTCTTTCCATCCTTGCATACCGGGCCCATGACGGCCCCTCACCGACCACCTTTTCCAAGGAGATCTCATGTCCGCCACTCTGGGTTTCGTGGCCACGCTGGCCGAAATGGAACAGTTCTATCGCGGCGACAAGGCCGGTCAGATCATCGAGCTGATGAACAAGACCAACGACATCATGGATGACGTGCCCTGGATGGAAGCCAACCAGTCCGACGGCCATCTGACGCGCATCCGTACCGGCCTGCCCGCCGTGTACTGGCGCCGCCTCTATCAGGGCACGCCGCCCGCCAAGTCCCAATGGACCCAGGTCAAGGAAGGCTGCGGCATCCTTGAGGCCATCATGGAACTGGATGTGGAAGAGATCCGCCTGTACGGCGACCGCGACCGCTCCTTCCGCATGAGCGAGGGCATCGCCTTTGCCGAGGCCATGCGCCAGAAGGTGGCCCGCACCCTGTTCTACGGCGACAGCAACCGCAACCCCGACGAATTCAACGGTCTGGCCATGCGCTACCCGGCCAGCGATGCCGAGAACGTGCTGGATGCCGGTGGCCGCGACGGCGGCTGCACGTCGCTCTGGCTGGTCTCCTGGGGACCGCAGTCCGTGCACGGCATCTACCCCAAGGGCAGCCGCGGCGGCCTTTCCCACGAAGACCTCAAGACCTACATGGCGCAGGACGATAACGGCCGCAAATATCAGGTCACGGGCGACAAATACAACTGGCGCTGCGGTCTGGCCGTGCGCGACTGGCGCGGGGTGGTGCGCATCGCCAACGTGCCCGTGGCCGCGCTGGGCAAGCGAAAGGGCGAGGAAGGTTTCGTGGACCTGCAGAAGCTGACCATCGAAGCCAAGAACCGCATGCCCCAGCATCTGCGCCAGAAAGCCGTCTGGTACGCCAACGCCGATGTGCTCACCGCGCTGGAACTCCAGAACTCCGATGCCGGGCAGGTGCAGCTGCACTACGGCGAATTCTTCGATGCCAAGGCCGTGCCCGTGCTGCACGGCCGCCCTGTGCGCCAGTGCGATGCCATCGCCTCGGACGAGGCCTCCATCTAGGCGGCCCTGTCCACGAGAAGGGACGATCCTGCACCACCGCTGCCGCCGGGATCCTGCCCCCGGCACTGCCCGCAGAGAGCCGCACGGTGACACCGGAGGCGCGTCGTCTCCTTCTCGCTTTCTGGTTATCCGGAGCATGCTTTCCGGCGCCGTCTCTCTTCTCTCCGCACGACCGCCATCCGGTCGATCCCCATGCATTTTTTTCAGGAAACAAGGAGGTTTCATGGCCATCATCGACAGTCATTGCATCCTTTTCGAAGGCCCCCTGAGTGCCGAAAGCACCGGCAAGGCTGTGCCCTCACGGCCCTGCGCCTGCCCGGCCGCATGGAGCCCATGCCGCTGCGCATCTCCGTGACCAGGGGCTTCGCCAAAGAACAGACCACCTCGCTGGATCTGACCCTGCAGGAGGCCGACAGCGCCGATGGCGAATGGCAGGACGTGCCCGGCGCCGCCATCAGCGTCCCGGGGGAAGAGCTGGGCGAAGGCGCCCGCCTGGGCTGGCGCTTCGTGCCCCAGGCCGTGCGCAAGAGCTGGCTGCGTCTCAAGCTGGCCCCGTCCGGGAGCGGCAGCCATGACGGGCATGTCTTCGCGGCCCTGCTGCGCGAGGAGGACTTCCCCTACGAAAAGGAACTGCGCGTGCGCTAGCCCTTTTGAACGGGATGGAACCGGGCCCTCGTGATGTCCGGCCATCCGTACAGGTCCATGTCCGCGACCGTCAGACAAGGATCATTCCCTTCCGGGGAGCGGGACGGCTGTGCTGTCCCGCAGCCCCGGGTCATGGAGGACACAGCCGTGTCCCCCTGCCTGATGCCATCACAAGGAAGACATATGGATACCCTGACCCAGATAGCCATCTGGAACCGGGCCCTGGGCTTTTTGGGCGCCCGCAGCATCGCCGCCGAAGACGAGAACACGCCCGAGGCCCTGCAATGCCGCCTGTACTGGGACAGTGCCCGGCGGCAGGCCCTGCGGGACTATCCCTGGGCCTTTGCCCTGCCCACGGGATTCGAGCTGGAATACCGCTTTGCCTACGCCCTGCCCGAGTCCTGCCTCAAGGCCCACGAGGTCCGGCACGAAGGCCTGCTGCCCCGTCCCTTTTGCCTTGCACGGGATCCCGCCGGTGATGCCACCATCCTGCTCACCAGCGCCAGCCGGGCCCTGCTGCTCTATACGGAAGACGTGCGCCATTGCCATCAGTTCGACGACCTTTTCGCCCACATGCTGGCCCGCAAGCTGGCCTGCCTGCTGGCGGCGCCGCTGCTCAAGAGCAACAGCCAGAAGATCGCGGAACTGGAGCAGCTCTACAGCGCCAGTCTGCCCCAGGCCCGACAGTCCGATGCCAGTGAACGCCGTCCCCTGCCCCTGCCCGACAGCTGGTTGCAGGCCCGCTGACGGCGCCTGTCCGCCCTTCACCGTACGGCGGTTCCATGTCCGCCCCTTTCCCGGAGTTCGCATGACCATGCCCTACAGTCCCGGCCGTGCCCTGTTCGAAGGCAACGGTACGGCCACGGATTTTCCCTTTTCCTTCAAAGTCTGGGGAACGGACCAGCTGTCCGTGACCCTGACCGGCCCCGACGGCACCAGCCGGCCTGCCAGTGGCTGGAAGGCCCGTCTGAACGACGACGGCGGCAGCGTGACCTATCTCCACGACGGCGCGCCCCTGCCTGAGGGCTGGAAACTGGCCATCACCCGCAACATGCCGTTCGAGCAGCAGATCGACCTGGTGTCCGGGACCCGCTTCGATGCCGAAGTCATCGAGACGGGCCTCGACAGGGCCACGGCCGAACGCCAGCAGCTGCTGGAACAACTCCAGCGGGCGGTCATCCTGCCCCCCACCAGTGACGAGACGCCGGAAGACATGGCGCTGGAACTGCTGCGGGCGCGGGATGAGGCCGCCAAAAGCGCCGGTACCGCCCAAAGCAGCGCACAAACCGCAATCACCAGTGCTTCGCGGGCAGCCGCCAGCGAACAGGCCGCGGCAGGGCACGAGCAGGCCGCGCGG